AGGAGCGCCCGCCATGGCCGCAGTTATCACTCGCTCAAACCACCCGGACGCTCTCTGGCCCGGCGTTCTGGAATGGTTCGGCCTCAACTACGAGGAATTCCCCGACGTGTGGCCGGAGTTCTTCGACCGCGTTGAGGGCGAACTGGCCACCGAACGCCTGATCGAGGCCACCGGCTTCGGTCTCGCCCGGACCAAGACCGAATCGAGCGCCATCACCTACGACGCGGACGGCGAGGGTTACGCCACCCTAGCGACGCCTTCGGTCCTCGGTCTCGGCTATCAGGTCACGCGGGAAGAACTGGAGGACAACCTCTATACCGAGGTCAGCCTGCCGCGCGCCGAGAGCCTGGCCTTTTCGATGCACACCACCATCGAACTGATTCACGCCAATATCCTGCTGAACGGTTTCTCCAACTCCTACGTCTACGGCGACGGCCAGCCGCTGTTCAGCGCCTCCCACCCGACCAAGTCCGGCAACCAGTCCAACCTGCCGACCGTCAACGCCGACTTCTCCGAGGCGTCGCTGGAGGACATGATCAAGCGGGTGTATCTGGCCCAGAACTCGCGCGGCCTGCAAATCAGCCTGCGTCCGCGCAAGCTGATCGTGTCGGCGGCCGACATGTTCAACGCCACCCGCGTGCTGGAATCCCAACTGCGCACCTCCACGGCGAACAACGACATCAACGCCATCAAGCAGATGGGGCTGATCCCCGAGGGCGCCATGGTCAACCCGTACCTGGGCGTCGAGACTACGCAGGCGTGGTTCCTGCAGACGAGCGTTCAGCGGAACAAGGGGTTGGTTTCCATTTGGAGACGAGACCCGGAATTAGAGCGCGACAGTGAGTTCAGTACGGAGAACCTTTTGGCGAAGACGACCGCGCGATTTATACCCACGGTTGCAGACTGGCGCTGCATCTACGGCGCGCAAGGGGTTTAGAGCCCCCTATCCGCTACACCCCTACTCAGCGACACCAGAACCGGCGGTCAGAACGACCGCCGGTTTTTATTTTGGCAGTCGGCATTTTATGCTTGATCCGCTCTATAGCGCGGGTATGATCATGGGATGAAAGCCAAAACCTGTTCTGTTGAAGATTGCACATCCCCGAACTATCAGAAGGGGTATTGTATAAAACACTTCGCTCGCATGAAACGCCACGGATCGACTGATGATCCGCGCCCTGAGCGATATGGCGGCGCGACCAAGCACCCCCACTGGATGCGGTGGACGCAGCTCAAGAGGCGCAACGAACTCGTGCCGGAATGGACTGAGTTTTGGGCGTTTGCCGATGGTGTCGGAGCGCCTACCGAAGAGGGTGCTCGACTAGGCAAGCACGACAGGTCCAAGCCGTTCGGCCCCGACAACTTCCGCTGGGCGCCGAAGTGGACGCGAGACCACAAGGTCGCCTACCTGCGAGCCCGCTACCTGGACAATCCGGCGCGCTCTCGCGATTACCACTACACAGCGGAATACGGCATTTCTGACGATGATCAGATTGAGATGACCGCTGAGCAACGCGACTTATGCGCCATTACCGATCTTCCCGAAACTCGCGCCGTGCGGGTTAATGCGCCCGAGTTGGGTGTCCGTCGTCTGCAGGTTGATCACGACCATCAAACCGGCAATGTCCGCAACCTGCTGAGTGGGCAGGTTAACGTCGCCCTTGGCGGCTTGAAGGACAATCCTCGCTTCATCCTGCGTGCGGCCTACTACGTCGCATACCACCGCGCCGAAGCCTTGGGCCTGAAAACCCGTGCCGACGTGCGCGCCTACATGCACGAACTGCTAGACACCGCCATCACCGACATGGACGCCAAATCCTTCTTCACCAAAGCCATCCCCGAGGACGCATAATGCTCAACAGCCAAATCACCGAAGGCGCCCGCGTTCCCTTCCCCGCCCACACCGGCGAGCGCGTCTACATGGAGCCGTTCGTGATCGCGGACGGATTGCCCGAGCGATTCACGCGTTGGCAGCCGACCGTCGACGCCATGCTTGACGGCGTTTCAGCGCGCGGGGTCGCATACCTGATGATCGACCAAGGCGCGCTGTCGCCGGGGCAACCTCACCGACGCGGGGGCGCGCATGTGGACGGCAATTGGATTGCCGACTTGCGGTGTCATGGGAACCCGCCGCACCATCGTCACCCGGCTCCGGGGCACGGCCATAGTCCGCTACCGTCCCAGCCGCGCCACGTTCACGCCGTTGGCCGGTGGAGCAATCCGCCGCATTGGGCGCATCCGTTCGCCTATGCCCCCGAACGCTTGTGCTGGCGTCCGATGTGTCCGCCTGCCGAGCCTATGTAGGCCAATTCGACGGACTGCCGGACCACCAAGGGGCGTGCGACCACATCGACCTGTCGGGCGCACAGACGATCATGTTGGAAGCTGGCCGGGCCTATCGGTCGGACGTGACGCTGGTCCACGAATCACTGCCGGTCATTGAGGCGTGCTTGCGAACGTTGGTTCGGCTGAATATCCCCCAATGATCTACCGCCTCACTGAAGTCGCAGACGGCCCCGCTGAAATGGCGCATATCGAACGCCAGAACGCGGGGGCGTCGTCATTCGTCGGGCTTCCCTTCATGTTCTGGCGTGACCGCGACGGATGGGCGTTCTTTCCCCGGCCGGCGGGGTTCATCATCGTGCCCGTTGAACCCGCCCACTAACCCCGCTATCATCCCCACACCATCGCTCAAAGAGCGCAGACCCCTCGCAGAGCGATGACCTGTGCTCCGATACGCCAATCACGACAATTATGCTGGCGGCGCATGGTTCGTCTGTGACCGGTGCGGTCAGCGGCGCCGCAGAAGTGAAATGTACGTCGAGTGGGATAATCTGCGCGTAGACCGTCGCTGCCTAGACCCCCGGCCGCCCCAGATGTCGCCCCCAAATGTCTACCCCGAGGGCCAACCCTTCCTAGACGCCCGGCCTCCCCAAGACGGCCCCGACCGCCTGCAAGACGAAACCGCCCTTCAGTCCGTCACCGGCGGCATGGCGGCGACGCCCGGCGTATCCATGCCCAACGGCCAGGACCAACTCCCCGGCGCCCTGTCGCCGCTACAACCGACCGAAAGCCCGTTGCCCCAAGGCCCGAATGTGTTGGCCGATGACGCGACATTCATCACCGGGCCGGTGGGATTGGTGAACTAGAATGCCGATCCTGAGACAGTACCCGCAGGCCACGTCTCTCCTCGCTACCGATGCGCTCTGGATCGATCGCGTTGGTGCGGGCACGATGTATATCGAGGCTCAGAGCGCCGACCTGGCGACCTCGGGGCGCGTCTCCGTGGCCGCCTTCTCGCCGACGGGCGTTTTTCCCACGGCGGACGACACGGCCATCTGGGCGGCGGCCGTGGCCTCTGGAGAGCCGTTGTGGGCGCCGCCGGTCAGGTCGCCCGTCTCCACGCTCGCCCTGCCAAACGCCTGCAACATCCTCGGCGTACGCGGCAAGTCCATCCTCAGTTCGCTGCCCGATGGCGAGCCGATGCTCACCCTCACCAACCCCTATAATACGGCGATCTCGCTGGAGGGGCTTATTCTGGCGGGCAACAAGGGCTCGCAACCGGCCACCAGCACCCACCGGGGCATCTACTTCAACAACGCGCTATCGGGCGTGAACGACCCCTTGTACGAGGCCAACAGCCCATGGGGCGTGCAGGTCCCCGCCCACTACCTCAACGTCATCATTTCGGGCTTCGTCAACGAGGGCGCCTATCTGCATGGCGCAGGCGACAACAGTTACGAGCTGGCCGTCTATAACTGCAACGGCATCGGCATCCGGGTCGATAGCTACGACAACCGATTCCACAATTGCATCGTGGCGGGCTCCGGCCTGCAAAACTGGCTGTTCGAACTCAATGGCGGATCCAACACCGTCACGGGCGGAAAGTGCTACTACTCCGGCCAACTGGGTGTGTCGGGCCAGACAGCGGGCATCGAGATCAACAACGTCCAGGGCGTGACGATCACGGGCTATCTGATTCAGGACAGCTCCGGCTCGCAACTGCTGATCCTCGGCAACAACTACGGCGCCGCTCACACGTTCGTCGGCCGCATCGACCGCGCCGGCACACCCAACTATTTCGACACCGCGACCACGGCTGAGATCGACATTCAGGGGACACCCTCCTGCAATATCGATGCGGTGGTGAGCAATTCCGGTCCCGTCCAGGCGGCGACCTACGTCCTGCAGAACATCGCCGGCGCGGGGTCGGCGGGGACAAACCACAACATCAACATCGTCACTCAGGGCTATGCGCCGATCTTCGAAGGCTCGTCCGGCCTGCTGAATATCTCCATCGCGGGCAACAACATCGACATCAACGGCAACTCCATCGCCCGCGCATGGATGGGCGACGACAACGACAACATCACCTTCGGCCTCAACCAGAACGGCGCGTCGGTCGGCATCACGGCGCGCGGGCCGAACGCATCCTCGCCTGGCCAGTTGATCGCCATTACACAGGCCAATGTGGGCGAACTTCAGGGCTTCACCAACACGGGCGTTCGGGCGGCTCAAGTGCTTACATTCGCCACAAATGGCGCCGTGGGCGACCACTTCACCATCGGCGCGGTGACGTACAGCCTCGTCTCGTCCCTGGCGTGGAATTCCCCCGCCAACTCGGTGTTGCGCGGCGCGAACACGGCGGCGACGATCTCGGCCCTGCATCATGCGGTCAACGCGGATGGGGCCTATTCGGGAACGCTGTTCTCAATCGCCACGCTGCCCAACCCTGCCGTCACCGCGACCGACAACGGCGTCAGTACGGTCACCGCCACGGCTATCTCGACGGGGACGGCCGGGAACAGTATCGCCAGCACCACAACGTCCTCCCACGCCTCCTGGGGGGCCGCTACGTTGGCTGGCGGATCGAACGGCGCGACCACCTTTACGTCGTCCTTCAACTGGACGCAGACGGGCTTTTCCTCACGTCCGTATCTGCAAGCCTCCACGACCTACGCCAACGATGCTGCGGCTGCGGGCGGGGGCGTGGCGGTGGCTGGCGAATACCGCAATGGCTCGGTTGAGCAGGTGCGGATTTCATGACGACTACATGGCACTTGAACGCGGGCCAAGTCATTACAAGGGCTTTTCGAATCCTTGGAAATTTGTCGCCCCCATGGACGCCCACCGACGACCAGATGACGCAAGGTCTGATCGCCCTGAATGCGCTATTGAAGGGCAACCAATTCGACGGCGCCAATCTGTACCGTCAGACGCAACTCGCCCTAACCATCCCAGCTGGCGTCGGCTATGCGGGCAATCCATTTCAAATCACGCCGCTGATCATGGGATTTGAGGAAGGTCGCTGGGTGGTCACGCCCGCGCCGAACCTCTTTGAGCGGCCATTGGGCGTGTTTTCCTACATCGACTACATGAACCTGCCCAACAAGCTTGCGCAGTCGTCGTCGGGGCCGTCGGTCGTCTGTTTCGACAAGCAGGTGTCGTCTTCCAACCTCTACATCTGGCCCCTCCCCACCAGCGGCGGCCAATTGAATTGCACGGCCGTTCGCACCGTCAACGACGTGAATGCGCCGAGTGACCCCATCGACGTACCGACGGAATGGACCGAGGACATTATCTATCTGACGGCGGACCGGCTGATGGATGACCAGGGGGTTGCGGCGGCTGATCCGCAGACAGCGGCCCGCATTCAGGCCCATGCGGCTGGGTTTTACGCCAAGGGCCTCAATTTCGACCGACCTACGTCCGTGTTCGTGCGCCCGTATGGGAAGGCGGGGACGGGGAGGGCGTGGCGGGGATAGGGCCACGCCCTCAACCCCTACGCCGCGACCGCCCCCTTCAGCCAAGAGCAGACGCTGGCAACCAGCGCCTCTTGTGGGATGGATGCAGACGCACCGTACTTTCGGACCAACCGGGCGATTTGGTCGGTAGGTGCCGGACACGACCCTGCAGGTTCGACGGTTGCGTACGGGCGCCCGCGAATGATCGCATACGCCAACTGAGCGGCGCGCGCCTCATTGCGAACGTCATAAGTCCGGTGGCGGTAAAGGCCGTCATATTCTTTGGCCAGTCTATTGATTTTGGCTTCCGGCGCCTGTCGGTCTTGCGCCCATTTTCTGTGGGCTTTGACGCGATATTCTTCGTGCCGAATGATGCGCGATTCCTCGGCGAGGCTTTTGATTTTGACTTTGAGATAGGACTTCATGGTTGTGTTCCTTGTGATGGGTGGGTTCTCAGATCACAAGATCACGGCGGTCCGGTGGGATATTCAACAGAAGCGCATAACCATCTCCGATTGGCGGATCATTAGGGGCTCAAACCCTACGCGGTTGGGATTGAAAGCCCGCGCGTCGCCATGAATGATCCAATTCGATTTCCTCAATCTAGGACGATGCGAGGCGGATGCAACCCCCTTGCGAACCGCCCCGTTTTCCCCTAGCATCCCCTTTGCACCCCAAGGGCGCGCTCCCCAACATCGTTATTCGGAATGCGCCATGGCCGAGCGGGTCAAGCACTGGATCGCATCGGCAACCAAAAATCACGGGGCTTTGCACCGCGAAATGGGCGTTCCGTACAACGAGAAAATCCCGCAAAAGGCCCTCGCTAAGGCCGAAAAAGCGGGCGGGAAGCTTGGTAAGCGTGCGCGTCTTGCGAAGACCCTGGAGGGCTTCCGCAAGCACTAACCCCCGCGAGGGACAGCACCGCGAATGGTCGCGGTCGCTGAAATGCCCAACCGATACGGGCAGATGAAAAGGAAAGCGCCATGATGCGCAAGGCTCCCGAGCATCGCGCTCGCAAGGAACATTCCAAGGCGGAAGAGCGCCGTGAGGACCACAAGCCGAAGGTCCGCGCCGAACACAAGCGCGACGAGCGCAAGGAAGAACACAAGAAGGCTGAGCGCAAGACCGTCGCCCGCGAACACGAGCGCGCCGGCGAGAAGAAGGGCGGCGAACACGCCCACAAGCGCGTCGAGGTCCACCACTTCCACCACGTCCAACACCACGAGAAGTAGGCCATGACCGTCAAGGGCACGTGGATGAAGGGTGGCGGCATGGACCGCGAGCCGCACAAGCGCGAGTCCATGAAGGACTGGCGCCACGGGAAGGCCGAAACCATCAAGCGCGGCGGCGAGAAATCGCCCGCCAAGTCCAACGGAATGCACGGCATGAAGCTGGACGAAAAAGCGCGCGAGAAGAAGGCCGAGAACATGGCCGAGGCCAAGGGCGCGAAGATGGGTGGCAAGCCGCACAAGGTGGTGCACATCCACAAGCACACCCACATCCACCACACGCGGGAGAAGTAGCCATGGCCACCTACGTCGATTGCCCCGGCCCGACCCCCGGACCCAAGGGCGTCATCAAGCAGCACAAGGTCATGGCGTCCGGCTACGAGCTGCCGTCCACCCCGCGCCGGGTCGATGTATTCCAGCGCGAGACCAAGACCGGCGAAACCGACGCGCCCGGCTTTACGTCGCGCGGCGGCAAAGGAAAGCGATAGCCATGCCCACGACCTCGGTATCCGTTACAATCGCCGCGTCTGCCCAAGCCACCGGCTATATGCAGGCTGACGGCTTTGTTTCCCCAGCCACACTCGGTGTGCCCACGGGCACGGACGGCCAGCACAGCAAGGGGCCGGCACGCTTCCCTGCCGGTATCGCCACTGGCACGACCATGCCGAATCCCTCTTTCACCGGCTACCCTTCGCAGATCCCGCAAGTCCTGGCTGCCGTGGGCGCCACACAAGGCGGCGCTGGCGTCATCACGTCCGGCGTGGTGCGCGTAACGGTAACGGCCTCGACCGAGGGCGTTCGCCTGCCAACCGCCGTCACGGGACGCGAAGTCAACGCCTACGTTCCCGGCACCATCGGTGCCCTGGTCTATCCGCCCGTTGGTGGCCGAATCGGCACAACCGCCACCAACACGGCGGTTCTCCTGGCCGGCGGCAAGGGCAACATCTATCGCGCCCGCAACACGACCATCTGGGATATCGCCGTCAAGGGGGCCTAGTTTGACCGGCCCGACGATTGAATTCGAGATCGTCACGCCGTCGAATGATCTGGTCGGCCAAGTGACGGCGGCGCTGGCGTTGGGCCTCCCCGATGTTGCATGGCGTCCTGAGCGCGCCGACGCCCTGACCATTGTCGCCAACGGGCCCACCGCTCGCCAAGCGTCGCTGGGCGGAACAACGCTCGCTCTCAACGGCGCGCTCAAGGTGTTCACCGATCAAGGCTTGGCGCCAACCTATTGGGCGGCGTGTGATCCCCAGGCGCTCGTTGCTGACTTTCTCACCGACGCGCCCGTATCGACCACCTACCTTGTCGCCAGCAAGTGCCACCCCGACGTGTTCCGCGCCCTCGCTGGCCACAAAGTTCTCGTGTGGCACATCGACGATTTCTCAACGTGGGAATTGGTCAAGGACCTCGAACCCATCATGTCGGCGGTCTCCATCACCATCTGTTCATTCGAGTTGATGCACCGGCTTGGTTTTCGGCGGTTTGAGACGTGGGGCTGGGATGGCTGCTTCATGGACGGCAAGGCGCACGCCACTGATCAGCCGGGGTCGGACGTGCTCAAGACCGTGACACTGGAAGGCCGTGCATTTGAGACGACCGGGCCGTGGGCGCTTGAAGCGCAGGACGCCATGAACAAGCTGCGCCTGTCGCCCTACGACGTGACCATCCATGGCGACGGTCTGATCGGCGCCGTCTATGCGGTGCGCGATCGGCTGGAGTACGCCTGATGGCCGTCATTGACTTCACGGTCGGAAACTATGGGCGCCCCCGAGCCGGACTGCCCACCACCCGGATTCTAAATGCTTACGTCGAACAGACCAAGGGCGGCCCGGCAGGCGGCGCGCGCATTCCCCGTCCCGGCCTGACGGCATGGAACACATTGGGCGCCGGCCCGATCCTGCGCCAGTTTCAGCAACCGGGCCTGTTCAACGGCGACCTGTTCACGATCAGCGGTGGCCAGCTCTATCGAAACACCACCCTGATCGGTTCTGTGGCCTACGGCTTGCAGCCCCGCATGGTGGCGGCCAACCAGCAACTGGCCATCGTCACGGGCGGGTCGTACTACGTCTATGACGGCACGGCGCTGCACACGATCCTCTATTTTGACGACGGGGCATCGCGCCTGCCCGCGTTCTCTGGCGTGGCCGTCCTCTACAATATCTTCATCCTCCCCGTCGCCGGAACCGACCAATTCTTCTTCACGTCGGTCGGCAACGCCATGGTCGTCAATGCGGCGAATTTTGGTTACGCCCAGACATCCCCGGACCCCATCATCGAAGTCACGGTGCTGGCCGAAGAATTGATGTTCATGGGCTCGACTTCGGTTGAGTTTTGGGATTTCAACGGCGCCCTTAACGCCCCGTTCGCCCTCGCGCAGGGCCGAACCTACATCCGGGGCATTGGGGGCCAAGGGAGCGCCGTCAAGCTCGATAACGCCATGTTCTGGGTGGGCGATGACCTGAGCGTCTATCGTTCGTCCAGCGTGCCGCAGAAGATTTCAACGCCGTTCATTGACGACCGATTGCGCGCGGCCGGTGCGGGCGTGGCGCAAATGACGGCCTTCTATATCGGCATCGAGGGGCACGTCTTCTATGTGATGAACCTGCCGACGATCAATGAAAGCTACGCCTACGATTGCCAGACGCAGGAATGGGCGCAATGGGGCACGCAACAACCCTTTCAGAACGAACCGGGCCTGTTCGCGGGCGGCTGCTCGGCGGGGTATGCGTCCGGCTCCATCTACGTCGGTTCGGCGACCACCAATCAGGTATGGATTGCCGACGCAGCCAACAACATGGACGGCGCAATCGACAAGCGGGTCATCGTGTCGGGGACGATTTGGCAAACGGGCGGCGTCCAGCGGTGCAACAATATCGCCCTAGCCTGCGTGCGGGGCGTTGGTGACGCCGCCGCGCCCAATCCAATCGTTGAAATGCGATACAGCGACGACGGCGGCCGGACGTGGACACCTTGGCTCTTGGGCGCCTTGGGGATGACGGGGCAGTATGTTTACAAGGCGGTCTGGCGCGGTCTTGGCCTGATTGTGCAGCCTGGCCGTCTGATCGAGTTCTCGGTATCCGATCCGGTCAACTTCACGGTGGAGTACGCGACTTATAACGAAGCCCGCGTATGAGCGCCTCACCGCCGCCCATCCCGTCTATTCCCCATGCCGGCGTGGGCGTGCTGGAGGGCGATAACAGTCTCACCCTGCCGTGGCGGAAGTTCTTCCAATATCTTTCGACCATCGCCAACAGCGTACCGACGCCCGCTGACCTGGCCGCGCTCAAAGCGCTCGCCGAGGAAGCCCTCGCCACGGCCAATACGGCGCTCACCGACGCCGAGGCGGCCTTGGCGGCGGCGATGAACGCCCAAACCGGCTTGACGCCCCTGACGGTCCTCTCCCTGGCCGCACTGGACGGCTCTATTCCCGCTTTCGAGGCTGCCAAGTGGACCACGGCGCGCACGTTCACCTATACGGGCGACGCGGCTGGCGGCCCAACATCGGTTGACGGAACGGCCGATGTTTCGATCGCACTCACCCTTGCCGCCGTCAACGCCAATGTCGGTTCATTTGGTGACGGAACCGACGTGGCGGCGTTCACGGTCAACGGCAAGGGTCTGATTACGGCGGCGTCGAATGTGCCGATCACGTCGGCGCCCAAATGGACGACGGCGCGGACATTTTCATATACCGGCGACGCGACGGGTGGTCCGACTTCGGTGGACGGTTCGGCCAACGCCTCAACCGCCCTGACACTGGCCACGGTGAACGCAAACGTGGGCTCGTTCGGCAACGGCTCGCACGTCGGCGCCTTCACCGTCAATGCTAAGGGACAGATCACCGCCGCATCGAACGTGGCCATCGGCACGACGGCGGCGGTCTCGACCACGGACGCCACGGTGACGACACTGGCGACGATTGCCTGTGCGGCGGCGACAACCACGATGATTTTAGCGACGGTTGTGGCGCGGCGCACGGGCGGCGGTAGCGGCGCGGCGGAAGATAGTGGTTCGTTTCAGGTGGCGGCTGGATTCAAGAACGTGGCGGGGGCGGCGACACTGGTTTCGCAGACGGTGATCTTTGCCGCCAAGGACCAGGCCGGATGGGCGGTGACGTTCACGGGGTCGGGGGCGAACGCCTTGATGCAGGTGACGGGCGCGGCGGCCAATAATGTCGATTGGTCAACGAACTATCAAACCTATACGGTGACCTGATGGCGACCGCGATCATGACCTCGGACATTGTGCTGACAACGGGCGCGGTTGCGTTCGTGATCAGTGCGGTTGGTTCGTCGTCCACCGTGATCAAGGCCAGCGCCCTCAACACCGATGCATCCGACCACACGGTGACTGTCTATCGCGTGCCTTCTGGCGGATCGGCGGGGACGGCGAACGAGATTTTGTCGGCCGTCAACGTCCCCGCCGGCCAACAGGTGATTTTGCTGATTTCCGGGCAGGCGGTGATCAACGGCGCAAGCCTGCAGGCGTTGGCCAGCGCCGGGGCCGTGGTCAACCTGAACGCCACCTATGTAACATCATGAAACGATCACTGGACGGCGCGCCCTTCAACCTTATCGCCGCTGATCCAGAGGTGCGCCCGTGGATTGGCGGGTGCGGCGCCGTTGATCTGTCCGGTATCGTGTCTCACGTCGAAAACTTCTGTTTCCTGACCGACTGTAAGGCGGGCGGCTATATCTACGTGCGCCTGCATCCGGGTCTTTACGAGGTGCATTCGCTGGCGCTCCCGACGGCGCGCGGGCGACCAATGCTGGCGACTATGCGCGATAGCCTGATGGCCATGTTCACGACCACGGACTGCATCGAGGTGGTGACCAAGGTTCCTGACGGCAATGTCGCGGCCTCCCGGTGGGCCGACTTGGCGGGTATGCGCGAGACCTTCCGGCGCGATGCGGCATTCTCCCTGATGGGCGAAAGGGTCGGGGTGTCGTTCCGGTCTCTGCACTATGCCGACTGGGTGATGAAGGACCCGCGCAATGTGGTGCGCGGCGAGGCGTTCCATGAATTGATCGACGTGGCGCGACTGGAGGCCGAGGTTGAGCCCCACCCCGAGGATTTGGTCCACAATGCGTGGGTGGGCGCGACGTTGGCCTGTGCGGTTGATGGCGACCTGCATAAGGCGGTTGGGCTCTATTGCCGGTGGGCGGCTTTGGCGGGGTACGTCCAGCCTCAGATTTTGACCGTGACGCCCCCCGTGGTCGATATTGGGGACGCAGTGATTCAATTGGCGGGTGGGAAGGTGGAGATTTTGAAGGTGAAGTAGTTGCGGGCCGGGCGCTACTCCGGCTAGGGCCGTTTGCGAGCAAGGTAGCTGGCCCCCCGCGTGGTGTAGCCGTCTTTTCTCACGGGGGTAGCCGCCCGCATCCCGGACTAGCTGACGCGTCCGCCAGCGATACGCTGCGTGTCTGCTTTCCACGCCGCCGCAACCCTCGCACTATATCACGCCCCGTTTGCGCCTCAACCCCGCTTCGTATAGTCTCCCATCCCAGCGCGAAGTGCTCCCCATTACGTCCACAATGGAGCGCACATGCCAGCCGCAGCCGCAGAAGCCGCAGGTTTTATCGGTAGCAATATCGGGCCCATCGCATCCGCAGCCGGCGCGATTGGCGGCGGCTTGCTCCAA